ACCTGCGGTTAGGGTTATTTTACCGTTAAATCCATTTACATCAGGCTCCAGCGGTTCATCAGTTATCACTGTAAGAGAACCGGGTCACGGTAGGACAACGGGTGATTTGGTCCAGTTTAGGACTGTTGAGTCTTTTGATGGCTTCACAGATACCGCTATAGAAAACACAGACTCTTTTTCTGTAACTGTTGTTGATACAGACTCGTATACATTCGACATAAGTCAAAGAGGCTCTTCTGAGACAGCGACTGTAGGGTTGGTCAAAGGAGGAGGTAAAGTTGCCTCTGCGGAGAAAAATACTTCTGGTCCGAATACAACGAGTATTGTGTCTAGTTTCATACAGACAGCAAGTGCGTCTATCGTAACCTCGTCGTACACAACCTACACTGTTGCTGTGCAATCCACATATAGCGGCAATAAATACTTTATCGGCGGTTCTGAAACCCCAACACTATCCCTAACAGAGGGAGAAACGTATAGGTTTGATCAGTCTGATTCAAGTAACTCTGGTCATCCGCTGCGGTTTTCAACAACATCGAACGGAACGCATGGTGGTGGATCAGAGTACACAACAGGTGTAACAACTAACGGTACACCAGGATCGTCAGGCGCATATACACAAATAGTAGTGGCGACAGGTGCGCCTACACTGTATTACTATTGCACCAACCACTCCGGTATGGGAGGTCAAATAAACACATGAGTTTTACATTAGCCACGCTGAAAACAGCCATACAAGACTATACAGAAAACACAGAAACGTCGTTTGTAAGTAACATAGACAACTTTATCAAAGCCACGGAAGACAAAATATTTCGGGCTGTTGATTTAGAGGATTTTAGGAAAAATGTTACTAGTAGTCTAACGAACAATGATCAATATTTGTCCGTCCCCTCGGATTATTTAGCGTCTTTTTCTTTAAGAATTACTACGTCAGGATCAGAGAAGTTTCTTTTGCAGAAAGACGTAAACTACTTGCAGACATATACTCCTGCATCAACTACAACAGGGCTCCCTAAATACTACGCTCGATTCGATACAGATAACTTTATTGTAGCTCCAACTCCAGATTCTAGCTACAATGTAGAGCTTCATTATTACTATCAACCCGCTAGTCTCACTGCTGGTGCGGATAGTGGCACGACTTGGCTTAGTACAAATGCTCCATATGCATTATTGTACGGAGCAGTTTACGAAGCTTATAACTATATGAAAGGTGAAGCGGATATGTTACAACTGTACAATACTCGTTTTACAGAGCAGTTGAGTAGGCTCAAAGACCTTGGTGAGGCAAGAGAAAACACAGATGCCTATCGTCGTGGTCTACCAGACACTAGGAGAACATAGATATGGCAACTACAAATGCGGCTACTACCTATCTTGAAGGGAAGCTTCTTAGTTTTCTTTTTAAAAATAATGCGGTAAGTTTTACTACACCGGGCGACAGTATATATGTTGGGCTTGCTACCGCTGTTTCTGATGCAGAGGCAGGTAGTGTAACAGAAGCAAGTTTCACGAACTATGCTAGGCAACAAGTTACAGCAGCGAACTGGACAATAGCGTCTACGTCTGCTGACGCACAAACAGTTAATAACACAAACAATGTGGAGTTTCCTGCTTCGGGTGGCACAACACAAACTATAACGCATGTGTTCTTAGTGGATGCTTCGTCCAGCGGGAATATTCTTTTTATTGGTGCGTTAGACTCAAGCAGACAAATCGCAAGCGGCGACATTTTTAGAATTAATGCTACTAATCTCAGTATTGAGTTGAAGTAATGGCTCTGATTATTGCTGATAGAGTCAAAGAAACCAGCACAACCACAGGCACGGGAACATACACTCTTGCTGGTGCGGTAACTGGTTTTGAGACATTCGGCTCTATTGGTAATGGTAACACAACATATTACGCCTGTACTGACGGTGCGGGTAATTTTGAGGTCGGTGTTGGCACATATACCTCTTCCGGTACAACTCTTGCTCGAACATCCATTTTACAATCCAGTAACAGTGACTCTGCCGTAAACTGGTCGGCTGGAACAAAGACATTGTTCTGCACGATGCCAGCACAAAAAGTGATGGTGTTAGATTCTGATCAGACCAGTGCGGCAAACAAACTGCCATTTTTTAACGGTGCTTCAGTCGCAGATGTGACAGACTTATCTGCTTATGGTAGGTCTTTAATAGACGACGCAGATGCGTCAGCGGCTAGAACAACACTCAGTGTAGACGAGGCAGGGACAGCAGTTGCGCTTGCTATAGCTTTGGGATGACAAGAACATGGCAAACACCTTTAAAATCAAAACAGATACTGCTGTAGGAACAGGTGCTGCCACTATATATACCTGCCCGTCATCTACAGCGACAACTATCATCGGACTATCTATCGCAAACATTGTGGCATCACAGATCACTGTTGACGTGCAGTTAGAGAACAGTGACGGCGATAATATCTATTTAGTTAAAGCGGCCCCCGTCCCGGTGGGCAGTGCCTTGGTTGTCGTAGGTGGCGACCAGAAGGTTGTCATGGAAGCATCTGACGTTTTGAAGGTAACAAGCAACACAGCATCATCCGCAGATGTTGCACTGTCTATATTGGAGATCACCTAATGGCGATCAGTAAAATTACATCAGACGCTATAGATGCAACTGGTTTTAATTTAGATAGTGACACGTTGACTGTTGACAGCACAAATAATCGGGTCGGCATTGGCACAGCGTCGCCAGCCCATTTAATTGATTGCAGAACGACTGGCGAAACAGAGCAAGTCGTTGCTAACTTTAGCAGCACTGGGGATGGCAGTGATAGACAAAGGCTGGAGATTTATGTTGACCCGTCAACTCAAACGACAGAATTGTACGGCGGTGCAGGTGGGGGTTCTGAAAATAATACAAACTTAGCTTTTTCTACTCGTCAGGGTGGCAGTGGGCGTGTTGAAGCTATGCGTATCGACAGTTCGGGTCGCTTGCTTGTAGGAAAAACAACCAACGCAATCGGTACAGTGGGTCATACGTTACAGGCTGATGGATTTTTCTCTGCAACAAGAGATGGCTCTCATTGTGCAGGATTCAATCGTTTATCAGACTATGGTAGTATTGTTGAGATTCGCAAAGATGGTACGCTAGTTGGGTCAATTAATACACAAGCCAGCGGTGGGAGTGGCCGTCTGGCAATAGGTAATGGGGATGTTGGTCTTTGGTTTTTGGATAATCACGACTCTATTGCACCCTTTACGATTTCAGGAAATACATCACGAGACAATGCTATCGATTTAGGTTTTTCATCTATTCGCTTCGATGATATTTATGCTACCAACGGCACAATCCAAACATCTGACCAAAATGAAAAACAACAAATTGCAAGCTTAACATCCGCAGAGATAACAGCCGCCAAAGCTATTAGCAAACTGTTCAAGACATTTAAATGGAAAGACGCAGTTGCAGAAAAAAGTGACAGCGCACGAACACATGCTGGCGTTATTGCACAAGACGTTCAGCAAGCTATGACCGATGCTGGCTTAGATGCTGGAGACTACGCTTTCTTTATTTCTACGACTTGGTGGGAAACACAGACCGACACCCGCACAGATATCTATGACACAGCCGATGAAGCCCCTGAAGGCGCAACAGAGCGCACACGTTTGGGTATCCGTTATCCTGAACTATTGGCTTTCGTTGGTGCGGCTACTGAGCAACGTTTGACACATCTTGAAACACTAGAAGCAAGAATAGAAACACTGGAGAACGCATAAGTGGCATACATAGGGCAAAACGCTGACGGGAACTTCACCACATCGGTATCGAAAGATACCTTTAGTGGCAATGGTTCTACTACGGCATTTACTTTGTCTGAAGCCGCAACGACAAATACTGTTGATGTCTTTGTGGAAAACATACGGCAAGAGCCAACAACAGCATACACAGTAGATGGCACAACTCTTACATTCACAGCCGCACCTGTAACAGGCACAAACAATATCTATGTCGTAAATCGTGGACCGATACAGCTTTCTGCAAGTCACCCTGCGGCACAGTCTTTGTCTGCTTTTAGCGCAACAATAACAAATGATTTAACTGTCGATACTAACGCACTATTTGTTGATGCCTCTGAAAATAAAGTAGGCATCGGCACAACAACAGTAACAGACG